GCTGCCGCTGCAGAGGATGAGGCACAGGCTGCACAACTTGCGTTGACTTTAGGCAATGTCACTGGCGCTACAGAGAAACAAGTTAAAGCGACTGAGGACATGATCAGCGCTATGTCGAGGGCTACTGGCACGGCTGACAGCGAACTACGCCCAGCGCTGGCTGTACTTGTGACCGGCACAAAAGACATTGCTACAGCAACAGACGCATTGTCGCTGGCACAGGATATTGCTATCGGGTCTAACAAGTCGCTTGCTGAGGTTTCTGAGGCGCTGGCTAAGGCTTATGGTGGCAACATGAAAGGCCTACAAGCCTTGTCACCAGAGATTAAAGCCATGATCAAAGACGGCGCAACGCTTGATGACGTGATGAATGTACTCGGCGGCACGTTTGGCGGTGCAGCCGCAACCGCAGCCAACACCGCTGCAGGCAAGTTTAAGATACTCAAAAACTCGCTTGACGAAACTACAGAGTCAATCGGTGCAGCGTTGTTGCCAATCGTAGAAAAAGTGTTACCGATCTTGCAAAAGTTTGCTGACTGGGCACAGAAAAACCCCAACGCATTTTTGGCTGTTGCCGCAGCAATCACCGCAATATCTGTAGCAATCTTGGCAGTTAACTTTGCGATGGCCTTAAACCCATTTACCGCTATTGCAGCAGGTGTTGCAGCGCTAGTGGTTGGCATTATTTACGCGTACAAAACCTTTGAGACATTTCGTAACATTGTTAACAGTGTGCTTAACGGTCTTATGAAAGGTTTTGAGGTTTTTGCAAACACTTGGATAAATACCATCAACAAAATGATTACAGGCATAAACGCAATTAGCCCATTTACAGACATTGACTATGTGCCAAAAGTAAACGTGCCAACCATTGGCGGTGGCAGTACCAGCGGTAGCGGCATTATTGCGCCACCTACCCCACCTAAAAGCGGTGGCACAATGCCGGGCGTTTCCCTGCCGTCTATGCCTAGCCCTAGTGCACCTATGTCTGGTGGTGGCGGTGGCGGTGGCGGTAGTCAAGGTCCGGGTTTTGCAGCCCCACCACAACTTGTTGACAGGGTTGGTGGCAGATTAGATCGCCGATTTGACGCTGGAGACACATTTGTAATTAACGTCAATGGCGGCATTTCTACTAGCGCCGATATTGGCAGATCAGTTGTTGACGCGCTTACCCAATACACGCAGGTGTATGGGCCGCTTGACTTGGCTATTAGGTAATGGCTGGTGCAACCGTCATTACTGGCGGCACATACCTTTTAGAGTTGTCTAGCGGTTATGACGGTGAAGCATTTTATTTAGACCAGTCGCAATTAGACGGGCCTGATGTGCTGGATGGTGACGGCGAGGATTACAACGATATTACAGACGTGGCACAGTTAATTACGATTAGTCGAGGCCGTCATAAACCGTTAGACGTGTTTGGGCCGGGCACAATGTCTGTGTCAATTAGCGTGCCAGTAGGCAACCGTGATTATGACCCTCTTAACACATCTAGCGTTTATTACAACCAGTTGACAGATCAGCCGGGCCTAGCGCCATTGCGCCCGATCAGGCTGAGTCGCAACGGTGAGTACCTTTTTACAGGCGTAGTGACCACGTTTAACCAAACCTACAACATGGCTGGAATGACCACTTACAGCATTGCGGCAGCCGATAACATTTATGTGCTGGCACAGGGCAATCTGCCCGAAACGGCCACTATTAGCCAAACCTCATCAGCACGCATTACAGCCGTTTTAAGCGCTGCAAACTACACTGGCGCTACATCGCTAACAGCCTCGCCAGTGACCACGCTAGGCGCTTACACCATTGCTAGTGGCACAAACGTAAACGCCTATATAAACCGCATCCAACAGGCTGAACAAGGCCGCATATTCTGTGATCGAGCAAACGTGCTGACCGCCCAACCGCGCATTGGCACAACACTTGACGCAGCCACAGCCACGTTTAACGACACTGGCACAGCCACACCGTATGACAGCATCCTTGTAGAGTTTGACCAACAGACCGTGATCAACAATGCCAACGTCACTATTGCGTCTGGTGGCACGTTACAAAACGCCAGCAACGCATCGTCTATTGCACAGTACTTTACGCAAACTGAGGCAATTACCGACAGCCTTTTAAGCAGTGACGCACAAGCTGCCACACTTGCCAGTTACCTGCTTTACCCACAACCGCGCCCACGTTTCACTAATGTGTCAACAACTTTTGCCAGCCTGACTGATGCCCAAAAAACAGCGTTAGCGCCTATTGAGATAGGTCAAACCGTGTCAGTGACCAAGACCTTTACATCGGGCACACCGTTAAGTGTCAATCAAGACTTAAGCGTTGAGGGCATAGATCACGTTATTGACATGAACACAGGCCACCGCATGACCTTGTGGACATCGGCAACGGTTATTCTTGACCAGTTCATTTTGGATGACATCACGTTTGGTGTGCTATCTACCAGTAACGCTCTCGGTTAGGATAAAGTTTAATTATGGGAGCAAACGCGCAAACCTCAGTACCACTATTTGTGGCAAACAGTGTGCTTACCGCAGCACAACAAAACATAAGCGCTGCAACTGGCGTGCCAGTATTTGCAACAACAGTTACGCGTGATGCAGCGTTTGGTGGTAGTAACAAAGTTTTGGCAGAGGGTCAACTTTGTTACCTCGAAGCCACAGATGTTGTCCAGTATTACACCGGTGCAGCGTGGGCTACTGTCGGGCCTGCATCCAGTGGCCTTGCCGTAGTTAAAGCAAAAACAGCCTTTACCGCTACAACGACTTTTAGCGCTGACAATGTGTTTAGTGCAACCTACGACAACTATCTAATCCAAATGGTTGTTAATACAACTGCGTCTAACGGCTATTTGAGTTATCGGATGCGCGTTGGTGGCGTAGCCGACTCAACAGCAAACTACACATCTATAGAAGCCGAAGCAACCGCCGCAGCAATCAGCGCATCAACTACAAGCGCAGCAACATCAGGGCAAGTCATGTATAACTTTGCAGCAGGTTTACAATTTTCTAACTTTATTATTTCGCAACCTGCTACCACTAATTTCACGCAAATACAGTCATCAAGTATTAGGTATTCGCCTGGCTGGTCAAACATTTACGGGCAACATCGAGTCGCTACCGCTTACGATGGCATAGGTTTTATTTCGGCAGGCAACGTAACTGGTTACTACACAATTTATGGATATGCAACAGCATGAAAACTAACGACAACGGAACAGACCGCGACATGACCGCCGCCGAAATTGCAGAGTATGAACAATGGCAAAAAGACTTTGCTAAAGAACAAAAACAACGCGACAAAGAAGCCGCCGATAGAGCCGCAGCGCGCCAAGTTGTATTAGACAGGCTAGGAATTACAGCCGATGAAGCCGCGCTACTACTTGGCTAGCGTCATGCTTGCACTAATCCCGATTGCTTGCGCCAGCGAACGCACCAACGCGCCCAAAAAAGTACGCAACAGCGCACTAATTCAATGCAACACCGCCGACAGATGCGAAGCAGCTAATGGCTAAAGATCGCAGCGAAATTGACTACCTGCACGCACGCATGATTGTGTTTGTGGCCTGCACAATTGCAATAACTTTTGCTGTCACCGTTATTGGCTTTGTTTACTTTTTAGGGTTTGTTGATCAACCAGTTGAGCAGTCACCTAATGATGCAGCGTTTATTGACTTACTTAAAACGCTGTCAATATTTATGACAGGCACGTTGTCTGGCCTTGTTGCCGCTAACGGTCTCAAACGTAAACCTGACCCTGCAACACCATGAGCATTATCCCTGCCAACCCTAAGATCATTAACTCACGACCGTACACAGGCAACAGCGATGGTGCATCGGCTGGCCCACTACCCGGCATGGATGAGTGGATTAGGCAAGCCATCAAATACGGTGCAGGCGCGTTTTGGAATAACGGCTCATACGGCGTAAGACCAAAAAGAGGCTCAGAGTCACTAAGCGTGCACGCCACTGGTCGAGCCGTTGACTTGTCATATCGGATGTCAGAGAAACATCCCACCGCAAACCGTAAAGGCACTATTGCGTTTATCAACATTGTGCTTGCCAACGCAAACGAGTTAGGTGTTGAGTGCGTACTTGATTACTTTCCTAAAGCGTTTGGGCGCGGCTGGCGTTGTGATCGGCAAGCATGGAAAAGTTACAGCAAACCAGAAATACACGGTGCGCCGGGTGGCGATTGGTTGCACGTGGAGATTGCACCAGCGTTTGTCAATCAGCCTTTAAGCCTTATTCAGCAAGCGTTTAAGAGGGTATTCACCGAACTGCCACAGTAATGCCCTATGGTGGAAACACCGGCGATAGGAGATGCAATGGCAGACGCAAAAACATATTGTTACGAGGTTTACACGACTCGACTAGACACCGAACAGATGGTGCTTATTCAGATATTCCGCGACCCAATAGACGGCAGAGTGCTACACGCGCAATTAGCGTTTAAGAGCGCTGTTGGTGACTCATGGGGAACGCCTTACCAATTGGAGAAAAAATGAGTTACTTAGCAATCAAAATAGGTGCATGGGCAATAAGCGGATTAGCAGCATTTGTGTTGCTGTGGGATGCCAGCGCGCCACCAGAACGCAAACTGCAACCGGGCGAACAGATCAGCACAGTGCTTAACAGTGTTGTGCCACCAACCATTGCGCTAACACCAATACCCACCACTACGGCAGCGCCTAAAGGCTGTGCGGCTTATGTGGCTGACGCAATTAGTGCTGGCTGGCCTGCAGATCAAGCACCTACATTGGCGCGCGTCATGTTTCGCGAGTCACGTTGCGACCCACTGGCATTTAATCGGCAAGACAGCAACAACGGCAGTCGAGGTTTAATGCAAATTAACGGTGTGCACAAAAACTGGCTAATGGACACTGGCTACATAAACAGCCTGGACGATCTGTTTAACCCAGACATCAACTTGCGCGCTGCGTTACACCTATGGCATATGGTTGGCTGGTCAGCGTGGTCAGCAACACATGGCTGATATTCCATATCCCGAAACTGGCATTAGCCAAGAAACAAGAGACGCAATGTATCCCGATACCTACAGCGACAAATACAACAAAGTGTTTAAGCAATTCATAGATGACATATTGACCGTTAGACCAGTAGCGCCAATAGACCGGCTAGAAAACAACGACATTTTGCTTGATGAACTAGAACTGATCTACGAGGCACACATGACTATTGGCGGCCAACAAAACAGGTTTAATGCCAGTGTCATACGCGCTGCAATCAACGTGATAAAGTCCATTCAGTAAACCCGACCAAAGGAAACCCGACAATGAATGACCAACTAGAAATGTTTACGACCACATTGGGATTGGCTGGTGAGCGCACACAGGTTGCGTTAAACCATCCAAGTGTTGCCATAGCGCGCAATGCACCAGACACATCACGCGAAGCAGGCGAAGCAGCCAAACCACACGCAGGCAAACAACGTGAGGTAGTGCACTTTTGGATTAAATGGGCAGGCCGCACAGAGGCTAAAGGCATGACCGCAGACGAAATAAGTGTGCTACTAGAACTACCTGCACAATCTGTATCAGCGCGCATAAACGGCCTGCATCGAGATGCCTACATTGTGGACAGTGGCATCAGGCGCAAAACACGTTACGGCAGAAACGCAATAGTTTGGGTGGCCTGCTAATGGCACACTTTGACCTATCGCTGTACGAAACAGTTGCACAACGTCTAGAGCGCTGGTGGGCCGCATTTGAGGATGGGCGCATCATCACCACAATTCACCACTATGACGGCTCAACAATCATCATGCGCGCTGAGGGCTACAACAACGAGGACAGGCTTATTGCCACAGGCTATGCAGAGGAGGTATTTGGCAACAGCCCGGTTAACAAAACCAGTTTCTTAGAGAACTGTGAAACCAGCGCCATTGGCCGCATGATCAGCAACAGCCCGATTGGGCACACAGGCGAGCGCGCATCAGTTACAGAGATGGAAAAGGTCAACCGCATTAACAGTGCGCCGGCTAAACCAGACGGTCACGGCAGTGCTACACCTAAACAGATTGGTTTCTTAAAGAGTCTTGCGCGTGGCAAAGGTTGGGATGATGTGCAGCTGCTCGAATACATCCACCGATTACTACAAGTGGATGACGTTGTGGTTGAGACTTTGACCGCTGGTCAATGCTCTGCCGTCATAGATGGGCTAAAAAAATGAGCACGATTACAGAGGAACTAAAAATACTTATAGC